GTTGAATAATTAATTCTGGATATAACAAAAATAATTTTGTTTTAAATTTTGTAAATAACTTTAAATTTAATTTAATTCCATTTGAAAATAATGCTACATCAAAAAATTTTCGACCACTTCCAATTCTGTTTTTGTACAATAAATCAATTAAAATTACATCGCAATTTAGCTCTTTCAGCTTTAAATTAATTTTTTCAATTATTTTGTTTTTATATGACATTAGTTTTGCTTCAATGAAACTCAGAAAGTATTTATAAAAATTCTATAATTTCATCCTCAAAAGTTAAATCTTTCGCTTTAACTTTTCCACGAGTTTTAGTATAAAACTCGTGATTTTCTGTAACTTCAATTAAAATTCCATTATCAAATTTCAATTGAAGCATTTTTGAATTTGAGCTCTTTAATAAATTTTTATGAACTTTTACAATTTCATCTTCTATAAATGTTCCGTCTTTATTCATTGAATAAACAATATCTCCAATTTTTAATTGGGATATTTCAATGTCGCCATTGGGAGTTTTTACTTTCTGTGAACCTGAAAAACATTCATCCCAGATTAGAGCTTGGAAATTATCAAGTAGTCTTGGTTGATATTGTAATGCTTGCCAGGTAGCGACTACGTTTAAGTGGTCAATATCTTTATTGTCGCCAGAGTATACTCCAGTGTCCATACCAACACCACGATAGAATTCGACAGTCTGGTCAACTAAGTCAGATGATGGTACTATTGTAACACAATTATACCCAGCAGATGAAAATGCATGAGAAATTCCTGCGGTCATCAACGTTTTACCAGCACCTGTGCCTGCAATAATAAACCCACAGCCATGTTCAATACAAAGATTGATTGATTGAGCTTGATATGGTCGAAGATAAACATTAGGTATTAAGTTCGATTCTTCTTCTTCATTGATTTCTTCATCAGTTATTAAGAATACTTCTTCGTTTATCAAAGGTGGTAAATCATAATAACTTCGCTTATCAACTAAGTCAATTTGATATTGCCATTTTTCTATAAGAGGAATGATTTGAGTTAAGAGCTTAACATATGTCTTTCCAGTCTTTTCAAAAAACCTAACTCGTCCATCCCATCTTCCCATGACAAATAATGGCATATGTCTATACCCATCAACATATGGGCCAAATAATTCCCAGAGCATATCAACATGAAATTTGTCTAATCCTTGGATTGAACACCATACTTCATTTTGAATTGTGATTTTTACAATCATAATACGTATTCTTCTAGTGAAGCGACTGCCATTTTTGTAATGTGTCCCATTTGCCAATTCATAGTATCAAGAGCATCAATAATTCCATTGATGCTATTACGGAGGTGAGTGATTTCTAATATAAGTTCAGACATTTCTACAAATTCAGGGTCGCCTTTGATATACTGTTTTATATCAGTTTGAGATAGCTGACGAGAATACCCCTCATTATAAGCTTTATGTCTAACTCCTTCTATTTTATCACGTCGGATTGATAATAGTTCTTCAATACTCTTTAGTTCAGCTGCATATATTTTGAATTCTGCAAGTTTCTTTGGAATATTTCTGCAAACTTCAACTAACTTCCTACCTTCTAATGTAAAGAATGGTTTTACTTCTTCAATTCTTGTTTCATATCTATCAATGTATTCAAGAACTAAATGTACATTATCCGCAATAGGAGATAGGAAAGTCATAATTACTCTTCGCTATTGATAGTTATCAATTCATCCGCATCATTATCTTCTTCTGGGTCATAAGATAATGTTTCAGGTTCTTCCATTTTTGCATCAATCAAATGTTCCTGTTCAAGAACGATAGGATGCGAAAATAGTTTTTGTACAAGTTCTTCATTCAATTGTTTCTTTTGAAACTTGACTAATTCGTTAGGCAATTGACATGAATACCAAGCACCAGATTTTGTCACAACTTTATCTAGTTCCAATAAATCAAGTAACCCGGAATAAGGAGACATGCCAGTTGAATACGGAACTTCAAGTTCAACTTTAGAACCCAGTTTAGCAAAGCGGGTTTTGAATGCTTCAACTCGCATACGAACACCAATGACTTCGGATTCTTCTTTTAGTTTCAATCGAGTAACTAACCCAATCAAAGAAGGGAAGAATCTTGTACTATTAGTAATAGCCCATAAACCGTCACCTGCCATTGGGTCAGCAGGATAAACGTGGTCAGTTACTAATACCGTGATTGGAAGTTTAGTAATAGATGAAAGAATCATACGAAGCATCATCTTTGAACGTTTTGCACGTTGTCCTTGGTCACCTTTAGTAGTACCATCTTTTGCATAATTTTCAACTTCAGTAGAGGTTGATAACATTGCAATACTATCAAGTACCATTACAATTCGAGGTGCATCATAGTTGTTTCGGCCATATTCTTTTTCATAACCAGTAAAGAAATCAGAACAAACACTATTAACATCTTCCATCATACCAACTTGAATGTAAGTTAGTTTTTCTTCAGAAATATCGATACCAATTTTTACTAAGAAATCAACATCAAGTGCGTTTTCTGAATCAAGTATGACTAAGTGAGCACCTTCTTTTTGAGCTTGAGCTAATACATTTGAAGATAAGAAACTTTTACCCGCTCCAGATGGACCAACAAAAGCCGTGATACGACCTTCAGGAATTGCACGGAAGTAAGAACCTGTTAAGATTTTGTTAAGAGCATAATTGCCAGATGAATACCACTTTTTAGGAGCACTGATTCCAACATTTACCGTCTTCAACTTTTCAATGTTCTTCTTAAAGTCTTTTAAGAATTTTAAGTCTGTTGCCATATACATTTTCCTTTTATAAGACAAAAAAGGAAAGTTATACCCTTTATGATATGAGTATAACTTTCCTGTTAGTTAGGAGTTATTATTCAGCTGCAGCGCCATTTTCTTTAGCTGCTTTAGCACGAGCACGAAGAGCTGCTAATGCTGAAGAACCAGAAGTTGGTGCTGCCTCAGCAGCCGCCGGTGTCGCTTGGGCGGCGACAACAGTTTCAGTAGGAGCAACAGGTGTGGCAACAGGTGTTGATGTTGCTACTTCTGCAACTGACGGAGTTGCTGGCGCTTGAGCAGTAGTTGTTGTTGGAGCAACAGAAGCACCCGTGATATCAGCATGAAGTAATGCTTCAAGTTCAGCACGAGGAATATGTTTACGACGTTGTTCTTTCAAATCATAAAGCTCTAAACGATTGACGATATCATCATCAACATTAGTTTGTTTTGGAGCAAAAGAACTTGTGCCATAATCTGCATATTGGCCAGATTTAGTTTTCTTAATACGGAAATTGTAACCGCCAACCAATGAATATGGTTCAACTTCCAAATCACCTGATTGAAATGCGGCTTGAATCAATTTGAATATTTTTGGACCAAAATCAATTAGTTTGACTAATTGTTCTGCATCATGCTCGATTGGACTTTCAATAACTAAAACTTGTCCAATATAAGACAATTTTCTGTAGTATTTTTTACCAAGTTCTTCGTTCTTTTCATCGTAGTATTTTCTGGACAAATCACAAATTGGGCATGATTCACCATACATTTTACCACAAGCAACAGTGGTTCTTTGACCATTGATATTAAGTTCATGAACATGATTTTCAACTAAGAAACCTAGTGGGTTATCTTCATCTAAATCTGGGAGGAAACGAACGATTGCGGTTTGGTCTTCATTCATTTTCCAGAATGGATAGAACTTTTTCCATGAATCATCAGAAGATGTTGAAGAAGAGGCTTTTGCAGCGAATGCGGCTTTTAATGCTTCGAGTTTATTTGTCATAATTAAAATTCCTATAAAGTAATTAAAGTGTATAAAGTAATAAAAACATGCAAAGACATTTATCCTTACATGTATTCTATTTATAGATTTTGAAAATTAAAACTTGCAGCGGGGGATTTACTACAGCGAGGGGTGGTGCAGATTTGAATGATTATTATATCAAAGTAATCATCCAATGTAAATGGTTATTTTTAGTCAACAAAGCGACAAAACTCTCCAGAGTCAAGAGCTGCTTGTGCTTCTTCAGGTGAAGCAAAGTATTGGCTATCACGAGTGCCAGGACCACTTTCATTGGCATTATCTGGGTCATGCCAAAGTGAGCCAATGTAATAGCCACGAGCCGATTCCAACACCATAAGATGGGAATAGTGTTTTCGTTCTTCGAAAGGAACTTGGTTTGACTTCATTTTACCTCTGAAAAATCGTAAGAATAAACTGAACCTAAGGTATCAACTTCAGTTCCAACTAAAGGTGTAGAAATCCGAAAGTATTGGTCACGGATACTTGATGTTGGAATACTTTTGTCATTCCTAGTTGCTTGTCGTGCAACACATACGTCGAATGGTACATGGAACCGAACGGCATGGACCATGTAAGAGTGCTGACGTGCAAGAGTAATCCATTTACGTCGAGCTTTTGCTGATACGTTTGAGATGTCAAGAAAAATGTTTCCTTTACGTTTGATAAGTACCATGAAAGCTTCCAAGCAATACTTGTCAAAAGCTTTCTCCACTTCTTTATCTTCTGAGCGATGGCAATAGTTCCATGCTTTATGATAATCAGGTTCATTACCTGTTTGACGGGAAACATAAAAACCGACACGATGCTCATCCAAACTAAACAAGTATTCAGACGGACCATCTGCATCATCATATGAAAAGCGTTCATAAAATAAAGAAGATTTACCAGAACCAGATGCCCCTATTGCAACAATCATATAAGGAGTGTCCAATTCTTTTGAAGTTTCCATTAGTGGTTGAGTCAAAGCAAATTTTGCAATCCATTCTTCAACACGAGCAAAAGTTCCACCAATATCATCACTTATTCGGCCATGTGCATCTGACCTAAGAACATCATAGTACATTTGAATAAGTTCTTCGCCACCTAAACACATCATATGAGTTTTCAGTGCAATCAATTTGTCTCTGCCAGTTTTGTCATAAGGCAAATGATGTTCAATCAAACAACGAACTTGGTTTAATTCATTATGAACCAATTCTACTTCTTTTTCAAAGAGTTGCCATTGTGACAATGCATAGTCTTCAAATAGATTAGCAGAAAAAAGTTCATGACCTGGATAACTGAAATAAACACCTCTTTCTTCTGAACGTTTTTCAGTACGAGCCATAGGCTTGCCAACATCATGGAACAATAGTGCAAGCTTTGTCAAAATACGTTGGGTAGGAGTTCTTGAACGAGCAACATTATCTTCATACCATTGCAAGCACATACGAGTGTGTTCTAACACATTTGCTTCTCGATGGTAAGGACTATCCTCACGAATTTGAAGCATATCTTGACCTAAAGAACTCTTCACTACTTGTTGATAAAGTTTATCGAATCCGCTCATCTTATAAAACCTTTATGGTCGATTGATTGTATAAAGCTATTATAACAAGGTTGAAAGCACATGTAAATACGTTTTTGAAGAAATCATCATTTTTCTTCAAAAATTGCCGAGTGATTAGTCATGGAAAATGATGCATTTGAAAAACTGTATATAAATCAATAAGTTACGAAGATAATGATAAATAAAAACAGTAATAAAATCAACTACTTAGAAAAAGACAAACTAAAAGTAAAAGACAAAATGATGACAGAGAGAATAAGATGACATCTACATAAAACATAAAGCTCATCTACATGGGAGAGAAATCTGCATATATATAATACCCTTAGTCTGTCAGTTTTTTCTTCCACATAAATGACATAAAAATGACATATTTTAGTATTTCCTCCACATAAAATCAATTAGCAAATTTATAAGCATTTCTTATAAATAGAAATAACAATCCATTCACATAATAATACTATATCTCTTTCACATCTAAATGCGATTCAAAGAATTCCTAATCCTAACAGAAGATTTGATGAACTTACTAGCAGAAGCAATAAGTCCTGAAGTCAGACGTAACCGTAAAAAGATGATAGAGTATTACTTGAAGCTTGACAACTATTCATATTGGAATGGAGGTCATGCAATGGAAGTTGCTAAGTTAGCAAGGGATTTTGGAAAGTATTTAGGATTAGATGCAAATAAGCTAGCTTATTCTGCATTGACACATGACTCAGGTAAAGTGCATGTTGATAAACGAGTATTGCACAAACCTGACTTATTGGAACCTGATGAAAGAAAGCATATCAGCTCTCACGTTTCAGATGAAGAACATATCAAACATCTTAAGCATTTGACCGGAGAGCATGGAGTATTTGCTAGACTTGCATTGATGTATCATCATACTCGTCCTGATGAAATAGACAAGAAAGTTCAAGCTGGAGAACTTGGTGATGATGAAGCAGAAATTGTAAAGATTATTACAATATGTGATGTATTTGAAGCATTAGTATCTGAAAAGAGACCATACAAAAAACCTATTACTAAGTATGATGCTCTTTCGTTAATGGAGACATTGGCAGTAATTGACAAAGAAACTTTTGCTAAATTTGTTAAGTGGCAATATCAAGAATTTGCTAACGAATATAGAAAAGATTATGTTGAAAAGAATAGAGCTAGATTAGAACAAGAGTATGAAGTCAATAAAGAAGTATATGCTAAGAAATATGCAGAATACTTAGCGACATCTAAAGCTAATCCGAGAAAGTTCAATCCGCAACAAGAAGATTAATCGTTTTCCTGCTGAAATACGATTTCAAGATTATAACCCGTTTTATTCAAAATTTCTTGTTCAAATACTTTAGTATCAATTAGTTGATTACAAATAAAGCCATCATGTATCAAGAGAAACTGAGCATTCATTTCGGTTAGTAACGAGCTAACTACATCAATAGCTAATCGTTCAGCACCAAAATACCAATGAGCTACTGCTTGCTTGGAATTCCAGCGATTCATCGTTTTAATCCCACCTGCTTGATTGACTAATTGAATAGAACCATTTTCTAATGTAGTTGCTTTTTCTCGTAATACATATGCTAAATGTTTGAATACTTTAGTTTGACATTCATTTACGATTGAAAGAAACAATTCATTAGATAATAACTTCTGAGCAATCTCTGGACCAAAAGTATTGATAACCGCAAAAGTAAATCTATCAACTTTATGACTATTCTTAGCAACATATTCAATATCCCAAAGAGCTTGTTTTTCCGATGGTACAGTTTGTCCAAAGAATAAACCTGTTAGAACTCTTTTCACCGTTTGTTCTTCTACATTGATTTGTTTTGCAATAGCTGCACGAATTTCTTTTCTATTTTCAATGAACATTTCAATTGCAGGCAACGAACCGTTTGGAACAAGTTTGAAGTATTCTTGAGATAGAATTGATGGAGCACATGCTTTGAAATCATAACTATACCAATCAGTAAATAGTTTAGTTCGTGCTTCCTTTTTAAGGTTTTGTAGAGGATGATGTAATCGTCCAGTGTTAGCAACTGAATATGATATTGGTGTTCCATTCAATAGACTTGTTGCATATGCTTTGACTATCAAATAACTTGGAACATTTGATTTATCAATCTTTGATAAAACCGGTAATTGAATATAACCACTTTCTATATTAGATTCTTTATATCCGCCAAAACCATGTTCGTCAATCAAAGTTTTGATAATTCGAGACCAATATGGATTTGCATCAAATCGAATATCAGTAATCAATCCAATAGAACGTTTGATAAAGTTTTCAGATGGAATCCATTCACGAGCTATATTTTTAGTATAACTATAAGTATGGTTTGTTGTGAGATAAGGTTCTAATTCAGCATATACATCAAATTGCCAACGATGAGAATTTAGAAGATTCTTACACCACCAAGAATTGTAAATAACTATTCCGTTACCATTCTTATGTTTTGAATATGGTGAATGAACCCATAGACATAATTGAGAAAATGCACTAATGAACTTAGACCATTGCTTACGGTAAGTAACCTTGACAATGTCTGGGCGATACAATTCCGGAAAGTGCTCAAACAGTAAAGCATTTGAGCACTCATTACTTGTCGCCGCCGTTAAGGTGTCATCATTGATATGCATATTACCTAATCTATAGATATAGTTATAAAGAACATTATAACACAAATCACAGGAGCTTGTTAAGTTTATGAGAGTCTTATCTGACGCAGCCGTACATCCAAATCGCATCGTCTTACCAGTAGTTGATAGCTTCCCTGATACACCTATCACTGGCGAACTTATCTACTTCAACCGCTCTCCACATCAAGCAATGATGCTTTACACTGGCGAAGGTTGGGTTCCTCTTTATAGCACTCGTAACAACATTTGGGAAAGACATATTGCAGAACCTCAGCAAAAAGTATTTGACTTAACTAATGAGTATGATACTGATGGGAATAGTTTAGTTGTGTACAAGGATGGACGAAGATTACAACCTCATATGTATGCTGAAGTAGGAAGAAGCATCGTCACTTATAAAGAAATAGATGAAGAAACTGGTGAAGATATTGATCTTTATGGTGGTGAAGAATTTGAGTTTCAAATCTTCAATGTCAGAAAAACTGGAAGTTTCAATGTTAAGAGTTTCAATCGTCGTGTAGGAGTTGATGTCTAAAACTCTGCATACTCGTCTAAATCCTTTTCGATCAATTCTCGTTGACAGGCAATAGCGTCGTTATTGCCATTTTTTATATATTCAAAAATTATTTTTTTTGCTTGCTTAAAATTTTCTACTTCATCTTTTTTAGTCAAAGAAGATAACACTATATCTTCCAAATTTTTAATTTTCAAGAAACTTAAGAAACCTTTATAATTGGGCGGAACTACTATATAACCATTGACCTGTTTGAATACTTTATCCATACGATTAGTAATTGGCATACTATGCCAAACTACATTTCCTTTAATAATAGATGGACAACCTTCTAAAGTTAAATTTGGACAATATAAAACTTCAAGATTTCCTTCGATTTCATCTGGGAATCCGAGGAAAGAACTTAACTTTAAACTATTCAATATTAAACCATGTTGCCAATGTTTAATATTAGCAGGTAAATACCATTTACCATCATGTTCAACTAATAATTCATCCGCAATTCTGTGGCTATAGTAAGGTATAAGATACCCATTATTATCAAAGAAGCCGCCAAAATAACAATTATTAAAGTTATCCGGAAATCCTACGTAATCTTCCCCACCAACTCTCTGACTTTTGAACGAACGATAGCCAGGCAGTTCTAATAGCTCTTCATTAGATTTAGCTTGCCATGGATAATGAGTACTATTATCTTCTTTTAGTAAGTATTGTTTAAAACTCTGCATATTCGTCTAAGTCCTTTTCGATCAATTCACGTTGACATGTAATAGTATCTCTATCACCAATCAAATGGTCATTTACAACTTCTTTAGCTTCGAAAGCTTCTTGTTTATATAATTTGCTATACTCATTTGCTATTGGCAAATATAATGATTTCAATTTATTAATCTTTAAGAAACTTAAAAAACCTCTATACGCAGGAGGAACTATAATAGTTCCTCCAATTTCCTTGAATACTTTATCAATGCGGTTGGTAATTGGCATTTGCCACCAAGCAACACTATGACCGATTATTGAAGGGCATTCTTCTAATGTTAGATTAGGACAATTAGTAACTGTCAATGAACCCTTGATTGTATCTGGGAATCCGATGAATGAACTTATCTTCACATCATTAAGTGCTAGGTCATCACTACGTTGACTGTTTTTCCATTCTTTTATTCGAAACGGAATATACCACTTACCACCATGCTCAACTAACATAGCATCAACAATAAATGCCCAATTATCATCCATTTCAAAATATTCGTTTTCATCTATTCTACCTGAAAAATATACTTCTCCTGTATTAGTATCATGAAATACTACAACATCTCCACCAGGTTCGTCATAACGTTCTTCATCATATTTGACCCAACCAGGCAATTTTAAAAGCTCTTCATTCGAAGTAACTTGCCATGGATAATGAGTACTAGTATCTTCCTTGAGATATTGTCTAAAAGTCCGTTTATTCATATTGGTTTTTCATTACCTTATGAAGTGCTGAAGAATAGTGGTGATGAATATCTGCGGACGGTTCAAACTCATGGACAACTTTTTGTCCATTATAGATTTTACCACAATGAGTAATCTTATAATGTTTGTTCTTATGCTTGAACTTAAGAACACCTTTAGACAAGTCATCATCAGATGATTTGAGTTCAAAGTCTAATGTATTAAAGTGAGCACCTTCAATTACTTTTTTGATAGATGAAATCAAATCATTCTCAGAATGCTTAGTCAAATCTTTTTCTTTTACTGTAGGTTTGTCAAATAAATCTTTTAGCTTCATAAGGTTTTACGCGTTTATAAATGATACGAAAAAATTTGTAAAGTTTCCCTTTTTTAAAAAATCTTCATAATTCTTCTTAGTGTCAAACAATACAAATACCCTGCCCTTTTTGGAGTTTAATAACGAAACTAATATATTATAATTTTCGCCGTGAATAATATCATCGTCAGAAACAATAAGTATATTGTAATTTTTTTCTAGTAATTTCTTAAGATCTTCTAATATTTCGTCAGTGAAATTAGTAGCACCACCAGGATGATCTTTAAAAACTGCACTTAATTTAGAATCCCATTTAGATGGTTTATCTAAAATGTTAATTACATGCGCTGCTTTATCACCGTTGAATAAAATTTTATGTTTAGTATGATCATTACTAAACTTTATCAATGTCATTTCACAATTACGCAAACCATCATTAGTAGCTAATAAATTATAAATGTTTGAATATATCTTTTGAACCGAACTTGTCATTGAACCAGAATTATCAATACAAAAACAAATCTTTGCTTCTATTAAATCTAATGGTATTTCACTTGGTGGTAATGCGCCAGCTCCAAGTTGAGCTGCTACGTGTAATCCTGAAATACCTCTTCGTGATGGTTTTAATCGAGATTCCTCAACTTTGTCAGAATTACTAGGAAGAAGTAATCTTAACAATGATCGCCAATCATGTTTCGGAGCAACTTTGGTATAATCCATTTCGGTAGAAGTACCCTTATTTGAACCTCTTCCACCTTTTTTCGCGTCATTTGCTTGCTTTGCACGTTCTTCATCACGTTTTCGCAAATCGTCAGCCGCTTCTTTAGTATCTTTATCCTTAGCATCCTTCATCTGTCCTTCAGTTTTTTCATTCTGTTTATCAATTTTATCCCATGGATTTCCACTACCTCCAGTGCCTTCACCTTCCCCCTCTCCTTCCTGGCCCTCTCCTTCTCCTTTGCCTTTTTGACCTCCCTCTCCTCCTTCATCCATTTCTTTACCTTTTTCTTGACCGGGTTGGTGATCATCACCCATTTCATCTAAAGCTTTTTTCAATCGTTGTTGCTGTTCATTATTTAGTTTTTTGAATTCACTTTCAACAAGGTCATACATTTCTTTATATGAGCTTTGTCTATCATAATTGATTTTATCGTTGAATAGTCCCATCGGAAGTTGTTCATATCCTGATTTGACTAACAAATAATTAGTTCTAAAATCTCCAACCCAATTGATTATATCTGGATCAGCATTAGGAATAATCTTTTGATAATGAAAATCATCATAAGTATAGTGCATAAATTCATGAATGATTGCAAATTCACAATAGCAATATTCATCTGGAAAATTACCGCCATTACATTGATACTTTTTGCCTTTTGGCTTAACTTGCTTTAAGTGAGCTAATTCCATTAACCTTTGACAAAAAACAGCATTAAATGCAAATATGCCATTAGGAGTAGCACATGCAGTAGGTATATCTGCAAACTCCGGATAATCCGGATTATCAGTAAAGATAGTTGCTGCATCATATAAACGTTTATGATTTAAGAATGAGCGGAGCGGATAAAACTGCTCATGGTCGGCTTTTACGCGCGTTACTAATTGTTGAAAAATATTTCTGTTGAACTTTGGACAAGTTGGCGAAGATATACTATGTTCTTCCATCAACTTAAAAGATTCATCTTCAATAATGTTTTTTAGAATAGTTCCATATAAGATGGGGGCTTTAGCAGCAATATCAGAAAAACTTGCAAGTTTTTTATTAAAATCATCTTCAATTTCTTTAACAGAACGATTTGTAATTCTAGCAGTTTCTGCTAGAATTTTTTGTATGTGCGGGTCTGTAAGTTTAGACTCGCTAAACTTAACCGTTCCTTCCTTCCACTTTCTTACTTCAAATCCTTCAATAATAAGTCGTTGATATTTAGTTTGCATTTGAATAAATCCTAATATTATTTCTTTACTTTATATTTAGGGTTTATAGCCCCTAACATCATATTCATTTATAAAAAATCTTTAAACCAAGAACCGATAAAATCAGAACCATTGGCTTGAAACTCTTTAGGTTGATACATCCACATTCCACCATTTTTATGGCTTAATGCAATATTCACTTTTATTTGATATAAATCACCAACTAAAATTGGACTTATACAATGAACAAAATGTGGATAAGCAGGAAAGATAATCAAAGAACCACGTTGTGGCACTAATGAAAAGTTATAAGTAGGAAACTCTGTCTTTCCACCATATACTTCATAACGAGGGTCTAATGGAATGCTATCATGATATTCTTTTAGCCAAATAATCCCTGTCAAATCAACATCTTTTATCTTTAACCATTTACGTTTGATATACTTTGAGTTTTCACATCCCGGTTGTTCAGCCGGAGCTTTTTCAAACTCTGGATAATGAGTAAGAACTAATGACTCGGTTCCGCGATACGTTGCATCATAATGCTGTTCAATTAGCGGAATGTGCTCACGTAACTTTTGCATGATTACAGTTTGACCTTTAGCAGGTTCCATTGTTTTTTCTAATTTAACTGGGTCACCGGTTAAATTAGTATTAGGAGTCTTAACTTGGTATTGAGATACTAATTCTTCACACTGCTTTGGTGACAAAAAGTCTTGGACTACATAAAACGGCGATTTTATCATATTAAGTTTATTTTATAAGTATAATGTTTATGTGAAAAAATTTATTCTTCTTCTTTCTTTTGTTGACTATCTTTGTCTTCTTCTTCGTCGTTATTGCTTTCTTTTGCTGGCGTCGGTGCCGATTCTTCGCCATTGTCTAGAATACCTGCAGCAGGATTGACTAAAAATCCCCCAGCACTTAATGTCTTACGTCCCAAAAGTATATTATACTCCATATGTTCACGGTCAGTAACAGAAAGTTCAACATTTCGTAAAGTAATTCCGTCTATGACCATGTCAACACGAATGACTGGTCTTTCGTCTTCGTCAGAAATACTTGATTGCTTAATGCTTGCTGAACGAACAAGGTGGAACTTGTAACGTGATTTGCCAAACGTAAATTTGACAGACGAGTCGGTTACTTCAATATCCGTTCCATGAATAGAGCTTACATTTGCACCTGTATCAACTCGAGCTTCAATCGGCTCTTCATTGTTGAAATGTTTGATAGTAACTTTAGTAAGTGAGCCAACAATCTTATCACCTTCAATGTCATGAATTGGAACCTCAATAACTTTGTCATCTGTAACTTCAGGAGTTGGTTCCTCTTCTTCTTTCTCTTCTGGCTTTTCCTCAACTGGAGGTTCTTCTTCTTCAGCAGGCTTTTCTTTCTCTTCATCACTACCACCATCTCCAACTTTTTCATTACAGTAATCAATGATAGCATCTGCGATTGGTTTGTCAATAACCTTTTGCATTGCTTCAAATCCTGGAGAGCCGTTAACTTCAAGAAGTACAATATCATCACCATCAATAATGTAATCAACTGCGGCCAAAGAAATACCTAAAGTTTCTGCCGCTTTGATACAGGCTTCAATTTCTTCTTCAGTTGGTTTATGTTCTTTAAGTTCAGCACCTTGATGTGCATTACTGCGGAAGTCACCGTCAGGAATACTTCTCATAACTGCAGCTAATACTTTTCCATCTAACAATAGAACACGAGCACTTTCAGAATGTTCAATGAACTCTTGTAACATAAACTGCTCACCTGATTTCAATAGCAATTGAATGATTGAAGTCAAACTTGCTTTACTATCTGCACGAACAACACCAACGCCATGTGTTCCGAATAAAGTTTTGACAATGACTGGAAACTTATTACCTATTGCTTCTAATGCAGCATCAACTTGTTCTTCATTAGTGAATACAGCAGTCTTTGGAGTTTTGAGACCAGCATCATTCAGTAAGATTTGAGTTTCAACTTTGTTACTAGCAATTCGCATTGACTTACCAGTGTTCAATACCTTAATGTCCATCTTTTCTAAATGATTGATAATCGCACACTTATAATCAAGGTTATCTTCCGAAAGACGAGGTATAACGATGTCAGCTCCAGAAAATCTTTTGCCTTCATGAGCAATGAATGGGTCTTGAGCTAGTGAGATAAAGCAAGTGTCTGGGTTGATAGTTTGAACAGTGAACCCTTTTTCTTGTGCAACTTTATCAAGTTCTTTAGGAACCCAGTTCTCAGGTTCGGTCGTCAATATGATGAGAGTTTTTGCCATGTTGAATACTCTTTATAGAACGTAGTTTTTTGGATGGTTAATACCCGCAAGCTCTAACATTCGCTGAGTTTGAGATTTTTGTTCAGTCTTATTTTCAACAACTGTTGCTAAAGCATTTAGCATTGCATCTTTACATTGGGCTTCACGAGCTAATGATTGTTTGCACAACTTGATACGTTTAGTTATTCTGCTATTCTTACCTGGACCATTGACTATAATGTCAATATCAACAAAGAAGTCGTTATTGATTGGAGCAGGTTCATTATTACCTGGTTCATAAGCCGATGTAGGAACATCATAGTTTGTTTGACGGGCTTCACCAACATAGAAGTAATATTGGGAAATGTCGATTTGTTCTGGTTCTACGGGTGCAGGGCCAATGGTTGGAACTTGTTCAATTCCAGTATCATCGCTAAATGGCGAAGTTGGAACACTATCAATAGGATTTGAAAAAGTTATTTCTGTAGGTTCTGGATTTAGATAAGGAAACATAGTATATGTAACTCCGCAAGTGTGAGGCAATTCGTTAAAAGATATACTCTATTTAGCTAATTTAGAATAGAAGTGATCGACTCGTTCTATCAGAGTATTAAGTGAAGCTGATAATCTAAATGTAAATTCTTGTGGAAATCCGGTTTGAGAACTCATTAGAATAACACCTTGGTCAATATCAGTCCCATACTTTTCATTCATTGCAACACCATAAAAGCAACATTGGAGTTTATAGTCAGCAATATCTTTTTCAGATTTTATTCTACAAGAAGTTTTAAAGTCAATAATCGATGGAATACCTTTATAAGTTCCAATACAATCAGTAGTTCCAGCTAATTCTAATAAGTCAGAATAAAGTGGTGCTTCTAATCCAATGACATCAGTAATACGATTTAGCTTTAGCTTTAGTGCATTGAATACATTGACATCTTCATATGAAAACTCAGAAGTATTCAGTTCTTGTTTCAGGAGATAACGTTCAATCATAGTATGAACGTTAGTTCCTTTAGAAGCAGCAGCTTTAGTATAAGCATCAGCTTTAGAAACCCCTAATGAGTTTTGCCAGCTGGTTAGAATAGCTTTCTTTTCCTCACTTACAGTATGACCTAAGACGGTTGTGATGGAGGGATAGAAGTTTCCCTCCGGTGTTTCATATAATCGATACCCGCTTTCTTCAACGCGTTTCAACTTTGGAAAAGTATGCATGAATGATTACCATAGGTTCAAGAATGCTTCAACCGACTTTTTACCTAACTTGATACCATCTTTATGGAATTCATTATCTGAGTCAAGTGGTATAACAACATATTCAACACCGTGAGTAATTGGTTTGAAATTGAAGTGCTCATTACCTGAACGAACAGTGGTTTCAAATCCATTGTCAATAGCATGATGCAAGTTCTTAGCTTCAGTTGAACTTAGCTTTATTTCAAGACTATCAATTGCAAGACGAATTCGTTCGCCAGTTTTACCGATACTCCAAGCGCCAAGGTCTACTGCATTGTCTCGAAAATGACGAGATGCTTCTTCGTACATAAACTCCTCATTCACATTTGCATTTGCATTACTTGCTAAAGCTTTTGCTAATGCTGCAGCTCGAACTCTAACTGCAGGTAAGTTAAGTTGTTGTTTACGTTGACGTAATGATTGAATAAGATTTGATCTTTTGTAGTTTAAGTTTTCATCAGGAATTCCAAGTGACGACGCTAAGGTTGAAACTAATGATAAGTAAGCATCATTACCAAGGTCAATTGCTTCTTTTACTACTTCTTCATCTTCTTGTGATTCAGTATCACTATGATGTAACGGTTTGATACCCAATGCTTTAGATAATCCTGCAATGTAGTTACGTAGTTTACCATGTTTGATAAGATGCACAATAGTAGGTTTCAATGCTTGTCTTAGCATCGATTTACGAGTATGCAATAATTGATGCGGAACTCCCAATGCTTCAAGTAGCTGAAGAATGTGTTCAAACATAACATTAGTTCCTTGTCCAGCAGACTCATCAATCTTTTCTTTCTCATCGCTATCTTTCTTTTTAGCAAGTTCTTTCTCAGCTTTTTCAGCTTCACCTGTTCCTAAGATATCTTCTAACTCTTTCAATGCACGATGTAGAAAGATACGACCTTTTGGGTTATCCACCATTCCTAACGCAGCTTCTCGTACGCCATGACGAAGTAATGATTTACCTTGAGATAAACGCAATGCTGGCATTCCAAGAAGAATGATAAGACGAATAATCTTACGTTGCATTGCAGTTTTGAATAAGTCTTCTATCTTTTCTTCTGCTTTGTCTTCTTTTTTACTTTCTTCTGAAACTATTCCAAAGTCAGGTTCTTCTTTTAGAAATGACGAGAATAACCATGAACTTGTTGAAGTTTGTTGAATACTATCAACCAATTTCTCATCACCTTTCTTTTTAGATGCGGCAACAGGTTTCTTTTTCTTTTTAGAAGTAGGTTTCTTTTTGCCATCTTTTTCTTCTTCATCATCAGGTGATGTCAATGCGTCTTCTTCATCGTCTTTTTCTTCATTATCGTCTTCTTTATTACCGAAATCTAATCCACCAAATGCGTCATCCTCTTCTTTATCTTTATCATCATCAGGAGCGTCAAGATTATCTTCATCTTTGTCAGCATTAGCATCATCTTTCTCGTCTTCTTCTTTCGATTGATTTAGGTCAAAACCAAGTTTAGTTTTCTTTTCTTTTTTATCTGCTAAGTCATCTATATTCCCGTCACCATCTTCACCCGCCATTGCATCATCTGCTGCATCGCCTACATCAGATGATGAACCGCCATCGCCAGTCATGTCATCTTCTGGCCATTCAACTGACACAATGTCAAACTCACCAGCTAAGTCATTGATAGCAGTTTCAATGTCATCTTCTTTGCCTAATAAGTCACTCATTGCTTTCTCAAATGCTTCAGCATCTTGAGTTGCGACATATACTTTAACAATTTCTCCATCATTCAATTCAAGTCCAAAAGCAATAGTATCTACTTCTTCTGCTTTATCTTGTGCTTGTTGGATAAGGTTAGCAGCATCACGTTGTGTTAATTTGGAATTTGAGTCAAATGAAATACCTTTAGGTAATGTAAAATGGTCTTTAGGAGCAGCTTCAGTATTTTGGTCTTTAGGAGCGCTAAAAGTACTTCCCTTTTCAACTTCAGATAATATGTCATTTAGAAAATCTAGGTTATTCTTCATTGATTGTTTACTCCCCAATCATTGGTGTGATTGCAGAAGCTATAAATGATGCATCTGCCTGATAGTCTTTAGATAAGAATGATGTTAAATGTTCTTTTGTTCCAATTAGTTTGACTGAAGGCCATTTTTGGTTACTACCATCTTTTTCATTAGAAGGAGTAGTAATTATTGATGCAAGTAAATATCTTTCTTCTTTCAAGAATTTGAATCCTTCATCTGTCAAAGGATCGCCGGTAAAATCTTCATCAGTCCATTCTACAATAGCATAAAATAAATCGCTGAACATTGCAGCAGGATTACTAACTTCACTTACTGCGGTAAGATGACTAAATCCTGGAATTACTCGTTTCAAAATTCGTTTTTTCTTTTTAGAAGAAACACTTTTAGACACCGCAACCTGTCCTTTCTTTTTATCAGACGTGTCAAATAATCTTGAAGGAAATGTAGCAATTGCAGCTGAGCTAATATCACCTGCTTCGGCTCCACCTTCTTCTCCTTCTTCTCTAACGATTTGTTCTTCTGCATTGCGAGTAAATTTTGGCTTTTTAGTAAAGTCTCGCTTTCTTCTAACTATCGGTTTTCCATTCATAAATTTGACTAATAAGTGATTATTTGATAAGGATTTATTTCCAAGACTAGCTTTATTTTGTTTTGTCTGTCCGTCTGAAGATGGGTCAGTTGCTACACCAAAATCTGCCCAAGCAGCAACGTTAGCGCCATTACTAATCGCGGTTTGGGATGCATTAGCTCCCATTTCAGTTTCATTTACTAAAGAAGATAATGATTGCATGAATGTAAGTGTCTCATCAATGTCTTGTAGTGAAGATTGTTTCTTCTTATTTGTCGTCGTCGTCAAGTCAGTACCCTCTTTATTTTGTGTTTTGTTTGCATCAATAGCAGCATGGGTCAACGTGTTAGATGCTAACTGTCGTAAAGGTCCTAACAATGGAGAACCGTGAACATGCTGTTGTAAATAATAAAACACTTTCGCAATGACAGTATTTTTGTCGCTAAGTTCAATATCATCCCAGTGTCTTATACCTGCAATTGCAGTATTTATTGATTGACTACGGGTTTCTAGACGCATAGTAATCAATTTAGCATTATCTTCTTGCAAATCCCAATCCTGGACAAAACTTCCTGATGATAATGTCTTATGGATTTTTTCTACTCGTTGCTTTGTTATTCGACCTGATAACTTTTTAAGTTCACTTGTTGTTTCGGCTGACATACTACCTTTCATTACTGCAATGTATGGGCTAAAAACCATTGTTCCCCAAAAGTTTAGTTGACTCATTGTTGCATCAGGTTTATGCTTTAGTGTTGCATGTTTCATATCTTTGATTAGAGGAACTGCACCTTTAGTTTGAGTGCGAAGTAATAACATTGATGCAAGTAACGTAGCAGTATAAGCACTGCATATATCATGTCCATGCATATGCTTGATTTGGTCTAATGATACGTTTTGTAATTTACTACCTTCTATAATGATACTTTCTGCTATTCGCTGTCCATGTAATGAATATATTGCATTTCCATATAAGGCTAAGATAATGTCCGTAAAGCTTTTACTTCTTTTAATTTCAGACATTCTATCATCATACCCATTAATTGCTTGTGCATAGAATCCTAAGTTATCTTTGATTTCATCTTGAGTATAAGTAATCTCTGACTCACCTGTAACTTGTTTGAAATCATTACTAGTATCTTTGAACTCTTGTAACTTTTTCTCTGCTTGTTCTTTTGAATACTTTAATACTGCTAAGATTTTAGTTTTAACACCGTTGAAGCTCATCTCTTTGAACTGTTGAGCAAAAGCTGCGGCAGTATCACGAGGGTTAGTACCTCTAAAAGATTTGAATACATTGCCAACCGATTGAGGACGTTGAAGTTCTGGGACTCCAAATAATTGAGCAATTCGTTGTTGGAATACACCTTCAATTCCACCTCTATCTTCAAGAGATGCTTTCTTGTCAGTAGTACGAATCATTCCACTTAGTTCGCGTTTAGGAATAGTATCAAATCGACCATCAGCTTTAAACTCGCTTGATGCAATCCAAGTGCTATCACTTCCTTTATGAATTAACGCTGCTTGAGAACCAACATTATCTTCAATTGACTTCAATAGTTCAGTCTTGATAGGGAACTTGAATTGAGTAAGAATAACATTGTTTAGCTTCTCACGTTCGGTTTCAATCACATCACGATACTTCATTGGAACTTGTGTAAGATTAACAGCAGCAACTTCATAGTTAGACATTTCAAGACTGTGACGATGTGCTACCTCATTATCTTTGGCAAGGAATGCTTCTAACTTTGAAAGAATGCTTTTTAGTTTTCCAGACGAAAGCATTCCTCCACCTTTGACTGATTTAGTTTTGAACACTTTCCATGTAGTCAAGACTTCTTGTTCTTCTAAATCTTCGCCATTGATTGATGACATTTGTTTGACTTTAACTTGGACCTTTTTATCTCCAATCGCGGTATAGAGTTGGTCAATTACTTTACTATCAGCAATAGTCGCTTCTCCAATAACAGGTCGTACCAAAACGATTTTGCTAAATGTATTGCCAAATTGAGTTTCTGCCTTAGCTTCTAATTGACACTCAATAACTTGTCCAGCTTCAAGGATATCTTTGATATCAGATTGAAACTGAGAAATTGCTTTATGTGCTGCTCTGAATTGATTGTTCTCAACTCTTAATTGATAGTCAGTAACTTTATATGAAAACTTAGTTCTTTTGTTTGGAGAATAGGCTGACGTATAAAACTGATTATCTGAATCAATACCAAAATAAAAAGTAAGTCCATCTGCTTGAGCTGAAATAGTATAAGAACCCAACGATTTCAGTTGTGCTATAAACTTTTTTATTGGTAAGTCTTCGAATGTTGATGCAGTCATATTTACAAGTTTATTTGAATAAGAATAGTATGTAACTATTTATCTACTTACTGATAAACAAAAGGGCCGAATACTTTCATATTCGGCCCTTCTTCTTAGTTTCTAACTATTACAGCATTTATACTGCTACGTCAGCTGCTGGAGCAACTTCTTGTTCAGGAGCAGCAGGCTCAAGTTCTGCTTTCAATTTAGCAAGCAATTCATTATTCAAATCGCGAACGGCAGCACGAGCACGAGCATATTCAAGCTCAGCTTCGATAACTTTTTGTTCCCAGATTTGGTGAATTTGAACTAAACGTTGTACTTCGGTTGAAAATTTTGCAAGTTCGTGTTGTACACCGTCGATAGTGATAGTTTGAACTTGTTCGTTAGCTTCTGCCATTTGTATTTCCTCTTTTTTATGTTGTTGATAATAAATTATTTTCTTCCAGATAATTCTAAAAGATTAGGTTTTTTTCCAATAACGGAATCATTGATTTTTCCCTGATTCCCAAACATAGTTCCATTGGTATTCAAAATAGTATTTATAGTTTCAGTTTTGGGCTTCAAACGTAAGCTTTGATTTCCTTCCTCCATATTAGTAACTCGTAGAGCGATAGGGTCCCATTTCAAATAAGAAGTAGTACCTACCCCACTAGCGTTACGGGTTTTAGTATATTCAAATGCATATTCACCATTAGCTCTCATCAAATCTGATTGAATAATAGCAATCATTATATCACAAGTTTGAACTTTTGAATATCCACCTTGAATATGTTGCTGTCCGACTTTCTCAGCTTCTAAAGAACCTCTTCCTAACTGAGAAGCAGTAATAACTGCACAATCAAAATCTAATCCAATTGCTCGCAATTCTTCAGCTTTGTATTTGTCAGCTAACCAGATGTTCTCATTGCTAATACCTCTATTAGTCGCCATCAAATCAAGATAGTCAACTATAATGAAGTCAGGAGTAAATCCGTGAGTTTGCTGAAACTCCTTTAGATATGCTCTTAAATCATTTGCAGTCGTGACACTTTCTGGATATCGCTTGACATACAATTGAGCATTTGCACCTCGATGAAATGCATCTACTTTCGATTCAACTGCTTCAATACTTTTGAGAATATCTGCTTGACCAATACCTGTCACCATACTATCAAATCGTTTACATACGATTCTATCTGCAAGTTCTAATGAAAAGTAGATTCCATTATACCCTTGCTTGACAAGATTGATACCAAGATTAGACATACAGATACTCTTACCAATACCTGATGCAGCAGTTAGTAGCAATAGTTCTTGTCTATTGATACCACCACCTATTGCTTCATCGACATCATCCCAACCTGTTGGAATAGTTGGAGAGTTATTCAATAGGTCTCGTAATCTATCTCCAACATTTTCAAAGTAATTGATACCTAAATCTCGATTTAGAGAAATAGCATCAGCTTCTTTGATGAGTTGCCATATTGCACCATAATCCCCTTTATCATGGAGCTCAGGTGCTTTCATAACTGCATTCCAAACTGCAGAGTTTCTACAGAATGTTTCTATTAACGTTGCAGTAAAATCTTGGTCAGCTTTAGTTAGAACTTCAGCAGTATCAAATGATACTCCAGTAGTAGCTTTGATAGTTTTTGAATTTGGAACAGTTCGATATTCTTCGAAGTATTCACGAATAAACTTGACCGGTTTTATAAGCGATTGGTCAAAATACTCATGTGACAGTATTCTGTTGCATCGTGCGAATAGTTCAGGATTACTTAGTAAGTTTTCAACTAATAATTTCTGTACATCAACATCATATTCAATTTGTTCATTTCCTTTCATTGAATCCTCTTGTTGTGTTTTTGGGTAAAAAGTTTATGTAGAGTTTTGCTTTCTTTTCATCGTAAATCCTATTTTGAAGGAGTTCATACATCGTCCAGATTTTGCCAGTTTCGACAATCCTAGATGATATGTCAGCTTTTGATTTCGTTGTGGAAGGGTTTGTCACGAAAGTGATACTACCTAACTTCTCTTTCAACACATGAAATGCTAAGGATTGACCATTAGCATCTTTATCAATCACAAACACGAGTTCGCGTCGTGATTTTCGGAGTAGCTCTATTTTGGATTCTGTGAGCTTACTACCTAAAAGACTGATACCATTCACGTGTATAGCATCAAAGACACCTTCACATATGAATAACGGTTTTTCTGAATAACGAAATAGTTCGTCATTATTGAAGATGACTGCTTCCTTTTTGACTTCGCAGTTTCGATAACGAAGACGTTCATCTGACAAAATAGTTCTTGCTTGCCAGTAGATGACTTTACTTTGTTTGTAAAAAGGTATTATAACACGATTTGGTAATGTAGTGCTAACAAAAAATGGATAATCATGACATGTTAGTCTATACTTGTTCAACAAGAACTGACATTCATTGATATGAGATTCGTCTAATCGAACTGAACCTTCAGGCAATGATACTTCAGGAGTATAAAGATTGACTTTATGTAATGTTTCAAGAGTGATAGTCTTGTCTTCTTGCCTAGGCGGTTGATTGAAGAATAGCTGGCTCTTGATTTCGTTGAGCTCATGAACAGGAACTCCAAAAGCTTTTAGGATTTGTTCGAAGTCTTTACGTATCTTTTCATCACCTAACTTCCAACCACTTGCAATACCACAATTGAAACAGTGATACACTATTTCAGACGGTTCAATCTTCCAGCCACCACGAGGTGAATGGTCAGAACAGCAAGCACATCTTATCTGTTGAAAACCTGTAGCAGAAGTTTTGCCTGTTAGTGGAATGTGGGTGTGAATGAGGTTAGTAAGTTTTGATGCGAAATCATTTACTGCTGATGATGACATAGGTACTTAGAAAAAGTGACATGTGAATAGGTACATTATAACACCCATTCACATGTTCTGTCGTTATAGATTTAATGTGTCAATATGTTTATTGACCATTCTAACATAATGAAGTTTTGATGGATTACGTAGCTTTTTAACGCCACCTTCACCCATGTTATAACTTGCAATCAATGCATCTCCTCGATACATTGTACTCAGATAAACAAGATACTTACTTGCCACTGCCACATTGAACTTGTCGTTATGTGCAAGAGCATTTGTTATCTGGCTATCTGGGATTCCAAACTTTTTCTTCAATTCAGGAAATCTTTTTAGAACTGCTTTCGCTGTTCCTGTTTTGATTTGCCCTAAGCCAACAGTTTGGTCACAAGCCTTCTTATGTTTTGAGGTTCTAAACTTAGCCGCCTCACCGGCTTTGCTTTCCTGGAAAATGATTCCAGCTAGAACTTCTGGTTGTCTAAGTCCATCTTCCTTTGCCGTATTATAAGCTAAAGTAATGATGTTCTTTTGATTTACAGAAAGCGGTTCATTCTTATGCGATGACTTTCCACTTTCACCCCTTCCATGCCTTACTCTTACAACTTTTTCTGATACATTATCAGTGTCATTAGAAAAGTTATTGTGATGATGACCTTTCTGGTGACGGTCGTAAACATGGTGCACTTTCGCAGAAACAGACGGAGATAGCAATGCCATCCCCAGTGTTGCCACTAAGGTTAGTGTGTTGAGTTTCATTTACTCCCTCTCTATTTGTTTAGTTCGCATCAAGCACTCCATAAAGATTCTCATCAGATAAATCAACGTGAATCTCATTCTCTATGTTGCCCAACGGGGTGCAAGCCTTCGGTTTTTTGGCTTTTCCGCACCGTTACCTTGAATCACATGAATATGGAACTGTAGAATGTTCCCGTGCTTCAAGGCCATTGAAAGACCACTCTATGCATAATACATTAGAGTAGATGGCTAATCAGGTAGCCGCCTTTGGTGGTCACACCAGCTTTTATGGAGCTGGTCTATTATTTATCGCTTCTTAATTTATAGCTTTCATTCAATTCCTATTACATCTCTAAATTGTGGTTCTTCGGCTCTAAATATCATCCCAACTGCATTTGATACTTGAACTAACCGTGGAAAGTTCATTCTTACCACTCTACTCCGAGATATTGCTCCAGCAGGTCTGTGTTGTGCCGGAATTCTTTCGCATTCTTCTTCAGTCAAGAACTCCATGAACGTCTTACGTTGCCAGTAAGAACCGCGTTTGAAGTTATCAGCCAATCCGTTCCAATCGAACCCTACTTCGTATAGCATTTGAACCCGACGTTTAGTTGGAACCCCTTTAAGTTGGACATTCGTAAACTTTGTATGAGCACACATGCTTACACTGTTCTTAGAAGCATCCCATTCCCGCCATGTCAAATTATCAACCGCAGAACTTAATGATGGAACATGCCATACACGACAATCAAATGTTGGAACAATGCCACGTGGAATTGGAAACCGATATTGGTCCATTTCTTTTGCAAAAATTACCGATGCATATGACGCAAGAGTTGAACATATCTTTTGGATTCGACCATCAAACATATCCAAACTTTCCCAGACCAAAGTTATCTCATCGCTTTGAGTATAACCAACATCTGGTTGAAAAGCTTCAACCAATGTTTTAGCAGTATGCTCCATTGAACCAACAATACGACAGTCAAACGGCTTATTCGCATCTTTAGTCAGAGTATGAAAAGCTCGCCCGTCAAGACGAGCAATCACTGGCACTCCAGAAACTAATCGAGCTCCAGCTGAAATCAACTCTAACTTCTTCTGTTCGTCACCCAATGATTGGAAATCTATACTTGCCATCGTCTTATGCCTCTTTCAAAATTTGTGCAAGTTCTGATAAATCTCCAGACCATTGTGATATATCAACCACTCTTGGTCCTTTATCATCAGCCTTTAGAAAATAATAAGAAGCAATTTTTTGGCCCCACATAAATGTTACAACAGACGAAGCATCATAAAAAAGCTGAGTGTTACCAGTTCTTTTGTGTATTACATAATAGGTCGTGTCAGCCATTTTCTTATGCCTCTTCTAAAATTTGTTCAAGTTCTGACGTTTTATCAGAACATTTTGATACATCAACTATTCGTTCGCCTTTTTCATCAACTTTTACAAATAATCCTGATGATAATCTTCGCACCAACATAAAAGATGAAACTAAAGAAGCATTATGAAAAATCTCAGTATGTCCAGTTCTTCTATGTATTACATAATAGGTCGTATCAGCCATCGTAGTTCTCCACTCTTCTTTATAATATGAGTCTATTATAAACGGTTTTCTAGATTTGTAAATGGTTATTTTTGATAACTGGTTATCACATTATGCTTTCTAATAAGCACATTTCAAGAGCATCATATGACATAGTACAACCATCAAGCTTGATGATACGATGTCCACGATGGTCCGATTTTATAACAAGAATGGTATCCTCTTCATCACTTTGCAAAAGATAACAGATAAGTTCATTCAGATTATCAGTGACATAAAGCGAATTGATTGATGTCTTGATAACTCTAAAGGTTGGTAACGTGTTGTTCATTTATTGACACTCTCTTGTGGTTCTACAGGTAAAGATTTGAAAGACCGAGCATCATCGCAAAGAGCTTCACCTGGTGCCATCCAATCCAGCTTGGAACGTAAGTGCATATCGTCTTTCATACTAATATGATTGCCTTCTTCGTCAATCATCCACATCAATTCAATTGCGACTTTATCTAACATATAGTTAGGAATGAGTGGGTTCATTGTATGAAAAACATTTATAGAAATATTCAATGTTTTCATTGCATGTATCAATTCATCAACTGCTTTGTCAATCAAATAGTCATGTTTTTCCATAAAGCCTATGAAAAAATCATCAATTTTCATTGAATTTTCAGGTTTGCGACCAAAATACAACCGAACGTTTTTTTCATCAGACATAAAAATGGACCCTGTGTAGTAGTATAAATGTTAGTTTATTATACCACAGGGTCCATCTAAATGTAAACGGTTTTCTTTTTTATGCGAACGTTTTTGTGTTCTGGTCTAACATTGCTTCTGCAGGATTGACAAAGTCTGCGCCAATCATGTGGTCAGCATCTTTGAAAATACTAGTTGAAAGGATGCTGTTAGATGTCATAGACGCACCTTTTGGTCTTTTGATTTTCACAAAGTTAGTGTGAATGTAATCAAGTGCGTTAAGACCGTTACTGAACTTAGCTTGTGACAAAAGTTCAAACAATGGATATTTGTCAGCATGAATGCTAGTTACAACTTTTTTCAATCTTGCTTTATCAATTGGATGAAGTGTATCAATTTGAACATAAGCAATTGAACCATCTTCAAAAAGTTTTACGACGGCACACTCGCGATACATACCAGAATCATCGATGTCAATCATGAAGATATGAGGAATGTTTGTAGCTTTCATCTCAATTTTGCCGGAAGAGACTGGTCCAGTTGATGCGGTATTGACTGATTTTGGTGCAGTTGCCATTTAGATTTCTCCTATTATATGGAAATAGAATAACGACTATAAACCTATCATTATTCTTTTATAAGATTATAAGTATTTTTACTAAAACAAACATAAATGTCAGTTTATGTTCTAATCTTATTTATTAGTAGGAAAAATCATCATATTTAGAATGTTAGAATACCACGTTTACCAGATGTTGATATTGTAGATTGAGTTGAAGAAGTTGGTCTGCAGCTTAACAGATTGACAAACTTTTGAGAGTTATCGCCTATTTGTTTTAGACCATGCTGACCTAAAAACTTTGTAAATGCAAATAGCGAAAACTTACCATGAGTATTAAAACCATGTTCAATTGTTTCATCAATAATTTGACGAATTTCAGATGGTTGTTTTTCCAAGTTCATTAGCAAGTTGTTTTCTTCAAATAACTCACGTACGATAAACTCTTTAGGTTCTTGTGTTACTGGGTCAATACCTTGAAAAGTTTCATTCATTAGAAGTGTCATTTCATACGGGTCTTTGAATGCTTTTTCCAATCTTGTCACTCTTACTCGTGGGAAAGCAGACCTTACATTATCACCAGTATCACCACGAATTGCTTTTTCAAACATAAAGAATTCCGGGTCATCACACTGACGAGGTTTTCCGTCATCAGGATTGATAAGTGATACTTTTGAATGTTTTAGGAGTTGTTTGAAGTCCTTATCACCTGACAAAATAACCACTTCATCACCGTTAGTAGAATACTTTTGAACCACTCCAGCAATCAAATCATCGCCTTCTAATTCAGGTGCAGAAAGGCAAACGATAGAAGTATGTTCTCGTGCTAATTTTTCAAAGTCGTTGATGACTTCATACAAGTGTTCCATACTTGGGTCTTTAACACGATTCCCCTTATATAGAACTTTAGATTTGCAATCATTGCTAGCAGTATAGCTTTTTCGCCAGTTTTTATTGCCTTCAAACACTACAGCTAATTGGTCTGGCTTTATAGTGTTATACCACTTGTTCATACCAATCAAACAAGAATGTAATGCCAATCCAGCTTTATCTTCAGCTGTTCCACCATACTTGTTGGAATGAGCTGACACTGTACGATAGAATAAGTTTGGAACGTCAATGATTAGTAATTTCATATGTTATCAGATAATCCACGTAGAAGAGATTTGACTTTATATTCTTTGAACTTTATGCTAAAACGATAATGTGCTTCATCTAAAAGGGGTTGCCAATATTGTAATCTATTTCGGAGTACAAATGTAGTTCGCAAGTACCCAATGGTCACTAAGACTGGCTGAGCATGTACAAAGAACTTTGCAATTTTCAATGTAATGTCTAGCTTTTGAATGGTTGCTTCTACAAGAGCTTCATCGGAATCCGGATTATGAATCACCGAAATCATTTCAAAAAGCTCTTTAAGAAAGTCTTTATATTGAACGTCATTCACCGTACGCAACATTCGTTATTTTCCTTTAGATGTAGAAGCTATACCAGCCGCTAATGGGGATTTTGCATTACCATCTCTAAATCTAAAACCTTTCATTGCGTCAGAAGCTTCACTTGATAAGTTAGGATGCGAGTTCGATTCAACTGAGGATTCTTCGTACAAACCATCAAGTTCATCAAATATCGATTTAGGAGCCATGAATGTACCAAACAAAAAGTTTTGAACAGTCTCTTCATCATTAGCACCAGTCAAACCTTGAGCATCTAAGTTTCGAATAAAAGCTTTATTATAAGCAACTTCAAACTTAACTTCATTAGTCTTGCTTATACCATTCAAAACCAATCGTGCCCAAGGTTTCTTACGTCTTGACATTAGTTTTTCAACTAACCAGTTTAGGAACTTTACCATATGCCTTTCTTCCTAAGCTGTTCAATGTTTGCATCAGCTTTTACTAAGATGGGTTTAATTTCATCGACAATATACTGATGAAGTATCTTACACATTTCATCTGCAAACAATAAAGCTTTATTGTTTGCATCATTGTAATCAACATCAATTTGTGGCATCGTTACGGCCAACACTTTGCCGAGATGTGTAATTTTTCCAGTAATGCTTTTGTCATCAGTGTTGATAGACATAAAAAGGCCTGGTTTATACTTTTCCAGTTCTTCACGAAGTCGAGCATTTTCTTGTTGGGTCGTATGCAGTATTTCATTCAATACTGCATAATCGTTTAAGCTTGCGGTGCTTATTGAGCTATTCATATTTTAGTTATCAATTGGAGAAATCATTGTAAGAACATATCCATTTACAACAATTTTAGCAGAAGCTTCATATATATCGATTGCAACTAATTCGTTTTCTACTGATGCAGCACGAACTAATGGAGAAAATCCATCAGTATGGAAATATGAAATGACAGTATCTTGTGGGTCATCGCTAATATCTTCGGCCAAAGTTGTTAATGGAATTGAGAATAAATCATTGCCGCCATCTGATAGTTCAATACTAACGTTCACGCCTTTTTTGATAGCAATAGTAATCTTTTTAGAACCCATTGCTTTTTCAGCATTTAAGAACAGTGCTACTTCATCGCGAGTCATCTTAATCGTTTTTAACGGAGTATCGTCAATGCTTTTTGGGCATTGCACACTATTGATATTAGCAGCACGATACTGAGAAGAAGCTTTTGAACCTTTCAATACCAAATCATTGACATCACCATTAGCTTTCTTTTTTAGTTCAATTGAAAGTTGAGGGTCAGTTTTGAACAAATCTAAACGTTGTTTCAATACCTTGAGTTTTTTAAGTGCTAACTTAGTTCCTGATTCAAGAACAGGGATATTATCTTCAGTGATAACAACACAAGTTCTATCGGAATTGATTCCTGATAAACGAGGAGTATCCCCAGATGCATCAAGTAAAAGCATATCAATGCCAACTAAAGAGCAGACATTGATAACGTTATTTAAGTTAGTAATATCAGTTGCGGTCAATTTCATATGTTTATAGTCCTATGTTTATGTATTATGTGTATGTATTATAACACTATTTTTATCATATGTGTTATATATTGTTTGAAAAATATGATTATTAAAAGACCATAAGTTTATTGACACGAGCACTAAATGGTGTTGGAACTTCTTTTCCTAAAGCTGAAAAGATACCTTCAAGTTTAGCAGTAATCAATTTTTCTTCAGTCTTTTTGAAATCGATTTCAAATTCTTCTTCAAGCCAAAATGGAAACTCTTCAGCTTCAGCAGGAATGGCAATACTTGTAAAGTTATGGTCATTAGGTCTCAATTCAAAGATTTTGACTTTATCACCAGAGCTTATCTGGAACCCGTCAGCACCCTCAAACAATGTTGATAGTTTATTGAAGTTGATTGCCGCACGACAATGACCAGGGATTGTCAGCTTACCTTTACCCTTCGCATTCAACATCGGTTTTCCTGCAAGTTCAGCGTCATATGCACGAGTCATTAGTTCAAGATTGTTTGCTGCTTTAGAAATACCAAAAAGAAGTTTATCTTCGGAATCAATATCACCTTTGAACAATCTGCTTCTTTCGTTATTCACAAATTCTACAAGAGCATCATAAGAATCACCATTTAGAATCATATCAACAGTTTTCTTTAGAAACTTTTGAATGATTTTTGGAGTATCAGATTTCTTAATCTCCGAACCCATAGCTTTCATCTTATTAGTAGCAAAGCCATCTAAATCGACAACTTTCAACATATACTTTTTACGAGCTTGAAATAATCCACGTTCTGCAACTACTTCTCGACCTGCTGCAATCAAAGTATCGAATCCTGGCTGACAACAGAAAGAATCTCTCATAAACTGAGGAAAGCTATCATTGATTTCATCAGCGATAGCATCAGCTATTTCTACTGCTTCATCTTTAGTTGATGCAAAGGTTTTGAAATACGCACTATCAGTATCTCCATAGATAATAGCTTCATTATCAGTTGTATAGACATTTGATATTCTAGCCTTATCTCCACCTTCAACTTCATATGATTTAGTTAGAATGACATTGTTATTAGTCAATGCATGACCTGCAAAACAAATCATATGCGAAGTAATAGCTCGACCACAATATGTAGTTGAAGCTCCTAACCATTCTCTGAATGCCCAGCGGAAACCTTTCGCTAATAATGCTCCATAAAGTGAATTGAGTGAGATTTTCTTAGTTAGCTGAAGCAGTTCATATTGAGCTTCTTGAATCTTTGCTTCGTTTAGGTCAGAAGAATCTTTTCCTTCAAGTTCTTTGAGAATCTTAGTCCATTTCTTTTTCTCTGCTTGCATCTTTTTACGTTCAGAATACCAAGATTCCAAAAGCATAGGCACAATACCCTTACCTGAAGATTGGTCGAATACCGTTCCATAAGCAGAGATAGCCCATTTTTGTTCAAGCAGAACTTCTTTCCATTCTTTACCAGTTAGAGTTAGAGATTCTTCACCATTTACAAAATGTAAAGTATGCGGATGATTATCTTCATCACGAATACCTTTCCAATCCGCTTCTTTAGCAGTTGATTTGATAAAAGAAATAGTATCAATACCTGCTCGTTCTGCTTTTTCTACAGCTTCAGCAAATTCAGGATTCTCAATAAACAATCTTTCAATCGTTTCGTCAGTATCAAATTGACCTATAACCTTTTCAGGTGACATATTAAGACTACGAATAGTTGAAGGATATAGCGAGTTGATATCAACTGAACCAACCCATTCATGTAATCCTATTCGAGGTGTCATAACGATAGCACCTTCGACTTTACCTGTTACTACATAGGAATCTTTATCTTTTACCCTAACCCCAATGTTGTTAATCGCAAAGTTGGAGATACCCATATCAACATACTTAGTTGTACCAAGTATAGCTTCAAATGGAACAGTATTCTCATGTGCCATTTGATTGACAAGTTCAACGAATCTAAACTTTTCATTGAGCAACTTAATAAGAACAACGTCGATAATGTTGTAATGGATGAACTTAACAAAGTCTAATCGATATAGCTTTTCTAAACCTTCATGCTTTAGTTTAGAAGCACCTACTTCTTCAGATGCAATTGCTTCCAAAGTATAACTTTCTCGTCCTTCAAATGTAAACTTCTTGAACATGTCCATATAGTCAAGGTGAGTCCTACCTTGTAACTGGACAGTTAGTTCTTCTTTGCCATATCGTTCAACCAATTTTTCACGAGGTCTTCCCGCACCAGGAAAACATAATCGTAAAGTAGCCTTATCACCTAATAGCTGTTCGATTCGTTTGTAGATATATGGCAAGTCATAAAACTCAGAATGCCATCCTGAAATAAAATCAATATCTTCCAATTCATCGAGAAAGATGCTCAACAATTCTACTTCAGATTCAACGAGAATTAAGTCGCAATCAATTGGGTCGTAATCATAATCTTCGACTTTGATTGGAAACTTGTTTAAACCATTAGTCCAAGTAGTTTCAAGATTTGGAATAAATGATGGTGGAACCGCAATACATACAAACTTATTAAGCCATTGTTTGTAAATGGTTATTGCATTGATTGGAGCAAATGGGTCAGAAGGTTTCGAGAACCCTCTTCCCTTCATTACTTCTGATTCAATGTCAAAAAACGCAAAGTGAATTTTAGGAACAGGACGGCCATAATACTCATCCATCATAATACGTTGAACAGGATTGATATCACTTTCAAACTTTAGTTTGAAGATGTTCTTAGCTGCTTCGTATTCTTCTTTGGTGTCAAAAACTATCTTTTTTAGAGGAGTACCATACATTGAATTGTATGGTCCATCTTCGTCTTCAACAAAGAAATAGCGAGGAGGAGTATATGTCTGGGAGGTCCTAGGACCTCCCAGTGAGGTCCGTTCCCAAGCAATAATCTTATCACTTCGGTAGTCGTTACAGACTCCAATATAAGATGAATTATTTTCTTGAGGATTAGACATTAATGTCCTTATTGAGAATCAGATTCAGGGAATAAGATTTCGATTGCACTTTCAAGTGCTGAAATTTCAGCTCTGGTTTCGATGTAAGAGTTGTTGAAAGACACTTTGACCAATTGATTGAATAGCTTTGATTCAAGTCCAAGTTTTTCAGTTGCTTCTTCACGTAAGCCTTTGATTGCTTCCATTTCGTCCGCAATACGAAGCTTACAACGAACTGCTTCATCCAAGAACGTCATTAACTTAGACTTGTCACTTGGGTTAGCCAAGATAGATTCAATTGATACGATTTGTTTTTTCTCTTTAGCTGCCATATGCTTTATGCCTTTTATGTGATGTT